CCCATCCCCACCGAGGACCAGATCCGCGCGCTCGCCGCCCACCACGGCCCCGCCCGCGCCGCCGAAATCCTCACCGCCGTCCACCAAAAGCGCGAAACCAGCATCCGCGACGAAGCCGCCGACCCCCTCCGCTACGGCTTCGAGCCCGTCAGTTGGAAACGCACCCGCCAACTCATCGACTCCTACGAAAAAGTGTTCATCTCCGGCGGCAACCGCGAAGGCAAATCCACCTTCGTCGCCAAGTACCTGGTCGAGCACCTGGTCAACAACCCCGGATCCACCTGGTTCTGCTTCCACTCCTCGGAAAAGAGCTCGATCGACCAACAGCAAAAGCTCGTCCACAGCTACCTACCCCCCGAGTGGCGCGACATGGGCAAACCCGACGGCAAAACCTACGTCAAATACAACACCGCCACCGGCTTTGCCAATTTCAAGTTCATCCTGCCCAACGGCAGCATGTGCCTGTTTTTCAACTACGGCCAAGACGTGGATGTGCTCGAAGGCTACGAAATCGACGGCGCCTGGTTCGACGAATTGACCCCGCTGGAATTCATCACCGCGATGAAGTACCGCCGAGGCCGTGGGCGCAAACTGCGCCTCATCGTCACCTTCACCCCCGTGCGCGGCTACAACGCCGTGGTTGGCGAGTTTTTAAAAGGCGCAACCGTCCTCGAAACCCTCCGCGCCGAGGTGTTCCCCGTCGACAAAAAGCTCGTCGATAACTGCCCCGCCGGGCACATGCCCTACGTCATGGAAGGCGACGGCGGCCGTTCGGCGGCCATTTTCCACCACAACGGCATGAACCCCTACGGAGCCGGGGCCGAAGTCCGCCGCGAAGCCGCCGGGGAAAACGACGACCAAAAGAAGATCCGCTGCTACGGCTGGGCCAGCAAGCCGGCCGGTGCCGCCCTCAAGAAGTTCTCCGACGCCCACCTCATCCCCCGCGCCAAGTTCGACGAAATCCAAAAGCGAGGCGGCACCCGCTACTGCGTCGCCGACCCCGCAGGCGTCAAAAACTGGTTCATCAAATGGTATTTTTTCACCCCCGAAAACCACTGCATCGTTTACCGCGAATGGCCCGATTTCAAACGGTATGACGCCTGGGCCGAACCCCCCAGCGACACCGGCAAAGGCGTCAACCGCTACAACTGGCACCCCGGCCCCGCCCAAGAACGCGCCGATGTCACCGGCATTGTTGGGTATAAACGCATGATTCTCGAAGCCGAAGGCTGGGTGTGGGATGACAAAGCCCGCAAATGGGACGGCACCAACGCCGAAAAGATCGCCCTGCGATTGATAGACCCGCGCGGCGGCGGCACCGATTCCCTGGTTGCCGAAGATGCCGTCACCATCACCGAAATGATGGAAGAAGACCACCGCGACCCCAAGGGCAACACCCTCGCCCCGCCCATGTTTTGGGACGCCGCCCCCGGTGGTGGCAAAGTCGACCTCGACATCCAGCTTTTGGACGAGTGGATGGACTACGACCCAAAGGAACCCCTCAGCGTGCTCAACCAACCCCGCTGGTTTGTGGTAGACGACCTCCGCCAAACGATTTTGGCCTACCGCGAATTCACCGGCCTCGGCTCCGACAAAGACGCATTGAAAGACATCATCGACCCCGATCGTTACATGGTGAAAAGCGGATTTTCCCACGTATCCACGGAATCCATGCGCGTGCGCGGCGGCTGTTTTTACTAAGTGTAGCGTTGGCCGTCCCCGGCCAAATTTCATAAATTCCAAACCTTGGCCGGGACGGCCAACCCTACATTTCCGGTCCCGTGTAGCGTTGGCCGTCCCTGGCCAAATTGATCGATGTAGCGTTGGCCCTACCTGGGTCATTCACCTACTTGACGACCATTTTACCGGCATCAGGAAAATGGTCCATGCTCCCCGAGTTCATTAACCGAAAACACGTCCTCAACGCCCTCGGCGGCTGGCGACGTTTGGCCGCTGCCGAGAAATCCGGCCACCTCCGCCGCTACTACCCCCTCGGCCTCAAGCACGCCCGTTACCGCCGCAGCGAATTGCAGCGCCTACTTGACGGCCTGCTCACCCCTGCAACCTAAACGCAAATGCCCAAAGCCCCCGCAGACCTCGACATCGTCAAAGACCACCGCCGCGACCTCACCGTCCTGATCGGCTTTGGCTCTGAAATCTGGCAACGCCAGCAACGCGCCCGCGAAGTCCGCTTTTGCGAATGGGAAGGCCAGTCCTCCGACGGCCGCAAGCACCTCGACGACATCGGCGTCGAAGCCATGCCCTTTGAAGGCGCCGCCGATTCCCGCATCCCCCTCGCCGACGGCATCATCAACGACAAAGTCGCCTTTGCCGTCCAAGCCTTTTTCCGCGCCCAGGTGCAAGCCGTCCCCATCGAGCCAGGCGACACCGCCCGCGCCCAGTCCACCTCCACCCTCCTGCGCTGGCTCCGCGACCGCGTCCTGCGCAACGAACTGCAAACCGAAGTCGAGCTCGCCGCCCAGTACATGTACGGCGACGACCCCGGCATTGCCGTGGTCGAAGTCCAGTGGTGGCAGGATACGATGCTTCGCAAAAAGCCCCTCAGCTTCGACGACCTGGCCGGCATGTACGCCACCGGCGGCGCCGCTCCCGACCAAACTCAACCCGACGACCAACGCCTAGAAGCCGAAATGCTCGCCGATTTCGCCGACTTGGTGTTTAACCAGGCCCGCGCAAAAGAGTTTACCGCCTGGCTGTCGTCCGCCTTCCCCGGCGTGCAAGCCGCCCCGCTCTCCCGCGCCGTCAAAGAACTGCGCAAAACTGGCCGCACCGAGCTCCCGGTCCCCGAGCTCCGCACCAACCGCCCCTGCGTCCAGGCGCTCAAGCTGTATGAGGATTTCTTTATCCCCATCGGCACCTCCGACCTACAACGCGCCCGCCACGTCCACCGCCGCGAATGGCTCACCGAGCCCGAGCTGCAAGAGCGCGTCGTCACCATGGGCTGGGACGCCGATTGGGTCGATGAACTCATCGAACGCGGCAAAGGCCAAACCCTCGTCAACGGCCTCGGCTACCGCAACCAAGCCACCGCCGTGCAAATCAGCGCCCCCGGTTTTATCGTCAACGAACGCAATTACCTGTTTGAAGTCTGGTGGTCCTATGAACGCCGCTGCGACGACATGGGCATCGCTGCCATTTATTGCACCATCTGGACCGGTGCCTGCAAAGGCGCGGCCAAACACGAAATCATCGACTACCCCCACGGCCAATACCCCTTTGTCTGGCGCTCCCGCGAACGTGTCGGCCGCCAGTTGACCGATTCACGCGGCCTCACCCGCGCCATCGCCACCCATCAGAACGAGCTCAAAGTCCAGCGCGACGCCCGCAGCAACTACACCCAGCTCTCCACTACCCCGCCCAAAAAGGTCAAACAACAGCGCGGCGCGTGGGAGCTCATCATCAGCCCCGGGGCCGACATCCCCGTCCAAAAAATGGACGATTTTGAGTACCTCACCCCGCCGCCCTTCCCCCAAGCCTCCATTGAAATGGAGCGCACCACCAAGGAAGAAGTCGCCGAATACTGCGGGCGCATGGTCCCCGGCTCCGACCCCAACCGCGTCGCCGCCCTACAACAACACGAAATCGACAACTTCTTTTCGCTCTGGCGCGAAGTGTTTACCCAAATCTTGGCCCTCTGCCAATTTTACTACACGCCCACCGAGCTGGAGCGCGTGACCAATAGCCAAGGCGGCGTCAACCCCGTGGCCCCCGACGACATTGCCGGCGGCTGGGACGTGCTTATCGAAATCGACGCCCGTGATTTGAACATGGATTACGCCATGAAGAAGCTCGACGCCTACACCAAGCTCATGTCGATCGACGCCGCGGGCATTTTGGACAAAGGCCCGCTCGTCGAATGGACCGCCGCCTCGATCGACCCGATCCTCGCCCGCCGCACCGTGCGCCCGCAAGAGAACGCGAGCGCGCAGGAAATCAATGACGAGCGCAACAACATCGCCCAGGCCGCCGTCGGCATCGAACCCACCATGCCCACCAAAGGCATCAACGCCCAGCTCCGCATGCAGGCCCTTGTCGATACCATCGGCCAATCCAGCAAGCTCTCCAGCCAGTACCAAGGCGACGAACTCTTCCGCACGATCATCGAAACCCGCCAGAAGTACCTGCAACAGCAACTCGACCAGGAGCAAAACAAAGTCATTGGCCGCCTCGGCACCTCGCCTGTGCAGCCAGGCACGCAGGCCGGCGGCACCGCCCAACCCCCTGCCGCGTGAAAGTCAGCGAGTTAATCATGTTCCTCTCGGCCACGATCGCCAACCGCGGCGACATGGAAGTCATCAGCCACGGCATGGTGGTGCGCGAAGTCGAAGTCGAATCGCTCATCAACGTGCACCGCGTGGCCAAAAACGCACCCTTAAAACCCAGCCACACGAATCAATCCTGCTGCTGTATTCGTTAAAAACGATAAAACCATGCCAACGCCATCCCCGAAGATCATTTTCAGCGCCGCCCCCGGCAAGCCCCTCCAAGACAAGGATGTCGCCGACATCCTTGGCCGCATCGGCCGGCACGACGAACTCTATGCCGCCCTGCACCACCTACTGCGCCGCCGCCTGTACGGAGCCGCCATCGACGCCGCCGCCGCGCACCTGAGCGAACGCGAAGCCGGGCATGCCGGCGGGCGCATTTCCGAAATCTCCGACCTCATGGGTGAGCTTGCCAGCTACCTCGACGCCCAGGTTAAAAAGTGAGCGCCAAGCTCCACAGCGTGGATCCGGCCGACGTGATCGAACGCGCCAGCGTCGTGTGGGGCCACACCCACCTGGTGATTTGCCCCAGCTGCCGCAAACCGGCGCTAGTCGGCTACCTAGATCACCGCATTTACGGCTACGCCTGCCACCACTGCGGGCCGATTCCACCGCCAACTCCGCCCGAAACCGGCACCAACCCGAACCAGCGCCCGCCCTCACCTTGACGGCCATTTTAGGGCACCCAGCAAAGGCACATCGCTATGAGTGCCAACGCTACCACCCCCCCGACCGACGATGTAGACTTCTCCGAAGCCGACATTTTAGCCGCCCTCGAAATCCAAGCCACTCCCGAGGCCGCCGAATCCCCGGCCGAAGTTATCCCCGCCGCCGAGGAATCCGCCGCCGAAGTCCCCGCTGCCGAAGTCACCCCTGAGCCCGAAGCGGCCGCCCCCGAAGTCGACGAACTCGCCGCCCTAAAAGCCCAAGTCGCCGCCCTCACCGCCCAGCTCGCCGCACCGGCCGCCCCTGCCGTCCCGCTGCCCTCTGACCTCCGACCTCTGCCCTCTTCCGCCGCGCCCGCCCCCGAGCGCCCCGCGCTCAGCTCGATGGAGCCCATCGCCATTCATACTAGCGATGCCGCCGAACTCGACGCCCGCGCCCGCACCCTGTCCAACCTGCACGCCTGGACGATCCGCAACGAAGACGGCGCCCGCCTCGGCGAAACCGATCTCACCCGCTCCCAGGTGTTGGAGCTACGCGCCCGCACCTACGAAACCCTTTATCACGAAATCCCCGACCGCCGCGCCCACCTGGCCGCCGCTGCCCGCGCCGAGGCCGAAGCCATCACCGCCTACCCCGGCCTCAAGGATGCCAACGCGGAACTGGCCAAAGCCACCGCCGCCCTCCTGCGTTCCCACCCCTCGCTGGCGAACGACCCCGCCGCCCGCCTCCTCGCCGCCGACGCGGCCGCCGGGCGCCTCGCCCGCCTAGGCTCGAAGCTCCCAGCTCCTAGCTCAACAGCTCCCAGCTCTGCCGTCCGGCAGCAGCCGCCGCGTGCCCCCGCCAGTGCCGCTCGCCCCGGCGTCATCCCTCCCCGCAGCACCCCGAGCAGCAACGCCCTCAAGTCAGCCACCGACCGCGCCCGCTCCGGCGGCGGCCGCCTGGATGACATCGCCTCCCTTATCGCCTCCCAAATGTCCGATTAACACCCAGCCCAATAACACACCATGTCCACATTAGTTGAACGCCAACAGATTGGCAAAAAGCAGGATCTCGCCGAGGCCTTCGTCAACGCCGACCAACGCTCGCTCCCCTTCACCTCCGCTGTACGCAAAGGCCGCCCGCCTATCGCCACCCAGCTCGAATACCCTGTCGAACGCTTCGACGCCCCCACCACCACGGGTGCGGTTGACGAAGCCGACCCCAGCACCTTTGCCGATCCCTCTGCGGGTGACGCCCTGCTGCTCGCCCGCGTGCAGACCTGGGAGAAAGCCGCCCGCATTGGTGGCCTCGCTATCAGCACCACCGCGCAAGCCGGCACCACCCCGCGCAACATCGTTGCCAAGAAGATCGCCAAAACCTTGATCGAGCTCAAACGCTCCATCGAGTTGACGGTCCTCTCCGACAACGAAAGCGCCTCCGACAACGGCGTCACCGGCAACCAGACGCGCGGCCTCGGCAAGTGGATTCAGTCCACCGCCCAGTCCAACCTGCCCGTGGATGCCGCCTACCGCACGCCCTCCACCTCGATTGAGACCTCCACCGCCATCGCTGACTATACCGACAACACCTTCACCGGTGTCTTCCAGTCCATGTACGACCAGCACGGCCGCGGCGACCTCGCCTTCGACCTCTGGACCGGCTCGACC